TCAAACAAATCTTCTGCGTCACGCACACTCACCGTTGAGATTAAGTACAATACCGGAAGTCCTACTTATACCAGCTACATTACAAATATTCCAATTCCCGTAGGATCTTCAGTAAATCTATTAGACGGTGGAAAGCTGGTACTTGTACCAGATGAAAACCTAACCGTTACAGCAGATTCAGCATCAGCCGTAGATGTACATCTCAGCTATCTGGAGATCACCTGATGAGCTACATCGGAAGCAAACGATCCAGCAGTTTAGTCAGTTTCGATGAGGGAACGATTGGCAGTGGTGTGGTGTTTCCTGCTGGACACGTTATTCAAGTAACGGATGAACAAGATTTAGGAAGTGCGAATACAACATCCACTTCTACTGTGGCTTGGTCAACAACATATCCTGCAGTGACACCTCTGGTTTCTGGTTCTAAAATTATTGCTATTTTTAATGCAGGGTTGTTTACAGATGTAGACTCTGATTCTAATGGTAATAATAACAGCAGATGCTATGCGGAAAGAAAGGTTGGAGATACTAATTTTTCTTCTGGTCAAACCTCACTGTTTTCTCACAATGGGCTTAACTATATAATAATCTCAGGTAGAGGTGGGAACAGTTCTGTTACATATTTTCATAGCATTTACACAACAACATCGGAATCAACTATTTATTTTCGTTTAGGAGTTCTTAAAAACGAAGGTGCAAATAATATCTATTTAAGTAACAGTAATTCTAAAAACACAGTTTATTTTGTAGAGGTGGCTCAGTGAATTGCACAACAATAGGTGAATTCCTTTCTAGCAAATATCCAGGTTTGCTATTTGGATGTAATGGAGACACTTACGAAAGTATTGCTTTTGAGAGTCATAACTACCCAAGTAAAGATGTTTTTTTAAATGATTATGAAATTTGGGTTAATGAAAAACCACTACGCTTACTCCGTCAACAACGCAACCAACTCCTCCAGCAATCCGATTGGATGGCAGTAAGCGACAGAACAATGACACAAGCACAAACCAACTACCGACAAGCCCTACGGGATCTACCAAGCACAGCAGACCCACAACTAGACGAACAAAGCAATCTAACCAACGTAACGTGGCCTAGCTTATGAGTAATGCACGGAATATAGCGAGTATCGCTGGGGAAGATGTCCTTAATGCGAGTAATGAAATTGTACCAGTTTATGCGTGTAGGGCTTGGGTGAATTTTGATGGCGCATTAGCTATGAGTGTTGGAAGCAGCTATGGCCCAGATGCTCCTCCTGCTGACTTTAGTTCTCCAAATCCTATTCGTGATTCTGGAAATGTAAGTTCGTTGTATGATGATGGAACAGGGATATATACTGTTAATTTTACAACTGCTATGCCAGATGCAAATTGCGCAGGACTTGTAAGTGCTAATGTAAATAATAGCAATACTGATGTTAGAAGAACTCAAAGACTTGTTAGTATCAATCAAAATCAAATTAAAGTTTGCACAGGTATTAATCAAAATAGTGACTCTAAAGAAGATTTTGCATTTGTAACTATTGCAGTCTTTCGCTAACAAAATCACTAAGGACTAAATGAAACTAGCAATTTTTCACAATGACGAAACCATCTCTGTTTTAGTACCTGCTCCGAACTGTGGGCTAACGCTAGAAGAGATCTGTGCTAAAGACGTTCCGACAGGCGTCAAGTACAAAATTATCGACAGTTCAGAACTCCCAGCAGACCGAGAATTTCGAAATGCGTGGGACTATGATTTCACAAATAGTTACGATGGAATAGGCGCATGATAACGATCAATATTGACAAGGCCAAAGAGATCAAAAAAGAATCTCTCCGACAAGAACGCAAGCCTTTGTTAGAGGCTCAAGATGTTGCCTACATGCGAGCGCAAGAAGCTGGTGAAGATACGACTGCTATAGTTGCGGAAAAGGTTCGCCTACGAAACATCACGATGCTCTGTGACACGGCAGAATCCGTGGAAGATTTAAAAGCTATTGACATCAACGTATCATGAGCACCGCAGCCGAATTAGCATCCTACGCAAGTAGCTTTCCGAGTTTCCGTAATAAGATCATCAATGGGGATATGCGGATTGCACAACGAGGAACTGCGGCAGTAACTACGACAGAGGCCTTTCCTGTTGACAGATTTACTATTGGGATGTCTAACAATTACTTTAGCGCAGAACAGTCAACAGCGGTTGTGCCTACTGGGTTTACACACTCATTGAAGGCAACTGTAACTACAGCGGTTGCTTCTGTAAGTTCAACTGAAGTTTACTTACTAAACCATATTATTGAAGGGTTCAACATTGCAGACTTGGGATGGGGGACTTCTAATGCAAAATTGATAACCCTGTCGTTTTGGGTTCGTTCTAGCGTTACTGGTATTTATGGTGGGACTTTAAGACCAAACGTTGCTGCTGACAGACGCTACGCTTATGAGTACACAATAAATTCTGCTGACACTTGGGAATACAAAACAATAGCCATTCCTGGTGATACATCTGGAACATGGTCAACCGACAACAATGCTGGTATTCGGCTTACTTTTGGGCTTGCAATAGGATCGAACAGGGCTACAACCGCTGGTTCTTGGGGAACAAATGCTAACAATGCTTTAAGTTCTGACAATCAAGTTAATTGGATGGAAACATTAAGTAACACCTTCTACATCACCGGAGTCCAGCTTGAAGAAGGCACAGTGGCAACACCATTTGAGCATCGGCCCTATGGGACAGAGTTAGCGTTGTGTCAGAGGTATTTTCAAATATCTCCTATCTATACTTATTTACCTGCGGCAAATGGAAATGCTACTTCAGTTGAAACAAATTTTTTCTTACCTACACCAATGCGAGCAACTCCCACATTTTCCACCTCTAGTGGTTCCTATGATACCAGTATTTACCATCCGGATGTTCGTACTATTGGCACAGGTACTCCATTTAATATTAATTATGCAACTAATTCAAATATAGTAAGATTTAATCAAGGAGGTTTTAGTGGAATGACTACACTTGATCAACCTTGCACTTTTCAAAGTCGAAAAGACATACTTATTTCTGCAGAGTTGTAATGTATAAAGAAATTAAATTTAAAAATGAACTCTCTGGAATAGAAAGAGTTTTAGATCGTGCTTCAATACCACTAGATCCAGCCAACACAGACTACCAAGCATACTTGAAATGGTTAGCCGAAGGCAACGAACCACTACCAGCAGATGAACCGGAGGAGCAACCTTAATGTCATACATAGGCAACCAACCGGTACTAAATACAAGTGAGTTCCGAGAGGAGTTTGCGGTAACCAGTACACAGACGGTTTTCAATACCTCTGGATTTGTTACTAACACAAACTCTGAGTTTCTGGAGGTCTATCGAAATGGTGTCTTACTGAGCAAGGATGACTACACACTGGATTCTGATGCATCAACGATCACGCTTACCAATGCAGCAGTCAATGGAGACATCGTAGTTGTCACAGGTCGCAGAGACATTACGAAGAGACAGACAGAACTGGGTGAGTACATTGAAGAATTCACCATCTCTGGTACACCAACCACCGTTACCTTCAGTTATCCGTTAAATGCTACAAACACTCATGTCTTTCTGAATGGAGTCAAGCTTACGACCACAGGTGGTTCCCCGGACATTACGAGTATCAATGCAGCAACAGGAGTCATTACCTTTGCGAGTGCGCTTGCAAATGGAGATGTGGTAACGGTAGTCAGTCGGAGTGCAGTTTTGGTGTCACATGACAGGGTGTCGCACTATAGCACAGTTTCAGACGATGTGACGGTTCCAACAGGACAAAATGTAGCATTCTTTGGAGATACGGAATTGGCAGGAACAACAAATGTTTACGGATACCTGACGATAGCACATGGTGTCGCAGATTTTACAGGCACAATTAACGTAACTGGAACGCTAAACGTAGTATGAGCAACGCATCCTTCAAAATGAATGGGGTCGAGGTATTCTCTGAGAATGCTCAAGTAGTAACTACTGGTGCAGGGTTCCCTGCTGGGCATGTGATCAATCATAATTTTACAACTTACTCACCATCAGCAGGATCTGCTTCCGTACCAACAAGTGAAACCTATTATTTTCAAACCTCAATTACTCCAGCATCATCATCAAATTTTATTTACTGTTTATGTGTTGTTAATGGGCAAGATAATGCTGGTGCAGGACGATTAACTACATTAGTTAAATATTCAACTACCTCAGGAAGTGGTGGGACGAATACACAGCTAGGATCTAACGCCATTGGGTCTGATAATGATACACCAACAAGCAATATGTACTCTGGAACAATATTAAATCGGGTAACTGGATTGGCGGCTGGTACTACTTATTATTTTAAATTGTTTGCCAGAAAGGATGATGGAGCCAATACAAATTCAGCTTATATAAATAGATATGTGGAAGCAAATCCCTCTAGTATATATGTTTGGGAGGTGCAAGGATGAAAAATAATAAATTCTGGATTGCGGAAGCATTACATTTAATGAATTTGAATGAACCGTATCGTTGCGATTCTGAAAACTATGATGATCTTGATTGGCAAGGAGACAATAAAAATAAACCATCAAAAGCAGCGGTTGATGCAAAAATAGCTGAACTAATTGCTGCAGAACCTCTACGTTTACTCAGAGAAAAACGCAACCAACTACTCCAACAATCCGATTGGATGGCAAACTCTGATGTAACGATGTCCGAAGAATGGAGAGTTTATCGACAAGCCCTTAGAGATTTACCAGCAAACAGCACACCAGCACTAGATGAAAACGGACAATTGACAAACATTACATGGCCTGAGAAACCTCAATGAGCGGAACACTACAAGTCGGAGGTGTAACCCTCGCAACCCATACGGAATCACCGAGTACGCTTACGTTGGATAGTGGTGTAGTGTTTCCTGCTAATATGGTTCTAAATGTTTGGTCTTCTAGTAAAACTGATACAGCAAGCACCACGTCCACGTCATATACATCGACAGGCATAACCGAATTATCTATTACTGTTAGTAATCCGAAGAGTACAAGTAGCAAATTCTTGGTTTCGTTTACGGTTTACGTTTCCCAAGGGACGTATCGGGCGCAGATGTTTCGGTTAATGAGAGGCGCAACACCAATCGGAGTTGGTGATTCTGATATGTCTAAGACTCAAGCAACTGCATTTACTGGTGCTGATTATGGGGCTGAAGATTTTAGTGAAAGAAGTGTAACATGCTTATCGAATAGTTTTTTAGACAGTCCAGCTACAACAAGCAGCACTACCTATAGTTTGGAATGGGGAGCTATAAACCAAGCTACAGAAGGAACGGCAATAGCTATCAATCGAGTTTATACCGAGAGTAACGACGCTAGTCACGCTAGAGTTATTTCGACAATTACCGTGATGGAGATACAAGGATGAGACACAAAGCCATTTACAAAACCCATCCAGATGTAGTCACAATCAGTGGTAATAGAGCATACGATAATGATGGTAATGAAATCGCTCTTGATCAAGATTTGATTCTTAACAAAATCGCAGAACTCCAAGCAGCCGAACCAATGAGATTACTTAGAGTTGAAAGAGATAGACGTATTGCTCTTACAGATTGGCGCTTCCGCAGTGACCTAACCCCATCCCAAGCATGGATTGACTACTGCCAAGAACTTCGGGATCTACCAGCAAACTCAACTCCTACACTGGATGAAAACGGACAACTAACAGGCATTAACTGGCCTACACCACCGGAAAACTAATGAGCGGAACACTGAAAGTCGGTGGCAAAACTCTTGCCACGCATGACACAAATACGAACGTATCTACGCTAACTGTTGATGAAGCAAATGTTGGTAGCAATGCGTTAGTTGTAGATAGTAGTGGGAATGTTGGGATTGGGACGAGTTCGCCTTCTGTAAAACTTAATTCAACAATTGCATCTTCTGGTGTATCTGGGGTTGCTTCAACGGCTGCCGGATTGTTTGAAAACAGCGGAAATGCTGATGTAGTTATCGCTGCCGGAACATCCTCTAAATCACGAATCGCTTTTGGTGATAGTGGTGACTGGATTGTTGGTCGTATTGATTATGACCATTCAGACAACTCAATGCGTTTTGGAACTACTGGACTAGCAGAACGAATGCGGATCGACTCTAGTGGGAATGTGTTGGTCAACACGACAGGTGAGATTAGAAGTGCTAATGATTTAGGCGTATCAATAGAACCCGAAGGTAGAATTTATTTAGGTCGGGGAGCCTCATCTGGTGGATTTTCACATTTAGTTTTTGTTAATTCTAATGGGGTAGTTGGGTCAGTTAACACTTCAGGTACCTCCACTTCTTACGTCACCTCCTCGGACTACCGTCTAAAAGAAAATATCACAGAAATTACTGATGGTATTAGCAGAGTTAAACAACTCAATCCATCAAGATTTAACTTTATTTCTGATCCAGACAAAATTGTTGATGGTTTTATTGCCCATGAAGTTTCTGACGTTGTTCCAGAGGCAATCACAGGTGAAAAAGATGCAGTAAATGAAGATGGAAGCATTAACCCACAAGGCATAGATCAATCCAAATTAGTTCCACTTTTAACAGCAGCACTACAAGAATCCATCGCACTTATCGAATCCCAGCAGTCCCAGATTGACGCACTTACTGCCCGAATCGAAGCACTAGAATCCACACCCTAACCGAGTATAATTATGCCAATAGAAGCTTCCTTTGTAGAAATGCTTTCCTCTTTAGGAGGCACAATGGCAGCACTCCTGTGTTCCTTCTGGTACATAAAATACTTGAC